CATTTGAGAACCTCCACGGCCGCATCAGGCCAGCGATTAAGGCAGTAGCGGATCGCCTTGGATTTGCTTGGGGCAGGAATCGTTATGCGCATGGCTGGCTTGTTTGGTTGCTTGACTTTCAACCGGTAGTCTCGCGTGGATTCGTCAGGCTTGGGCCTGCTAAGGCCAGGACCAAGGATGGGTTCGGGGCCCTCAATCGCAAGGCGCTTGGGTGGTGTCCAGCCCATCACTCATCCTCCATTGCAAGCACGTCCTCCAGGGCGCGCACATAGCCGCCCCACCAGGCCGATACATAATTGGCCCCTTCGTCTTCTGCCTCGCTGCAGCGCTTGCGTGCCATCGTCAAAAGCCGAATGACTGCTGATCGTTCGAGGTCAAGGGTTTGCTCGGCTTGTTTTGCCATGGCTTGATGTTTCGTAGGTCGTGGATACGGGTGGTAATCACTTGTGCCCCGCGGCCAAAAGCAACGGAGACCGAGTTGTCATAGGTTTCAGTGACGTGTCCCTTGATCCAGCCGCCAAGGGCGCGGATCAAAACGGGTTGCCCCTTGTCAAATTGGTTCCAGCTCACTGGTGGCCCTCCTTGCGAAACGCAGCCAGGTCGCGAAACTCCATGTCCGTGAACTGCTGGTGCTGCTCAAGAAAGTCCTTGCTGGGCAGCACCACATCACGGCCTCCTTTGTTGAACTGCAGCACCGACCACTTGCCGGAGAGCAAGCCGCGCTCGAGGATGCCGCGCAGCTCGTGCTTGTTGATCAGCGGTTCCATCACGCATCAGCCAACTGCGCTTCCTCCTGAGCCACCCACTTGAGGTAGTCCGCCCACTTCTGTGGGGTCAGGGCCGGAGTTTCGTCGTGACCAGGCGGCAGCAGCGGGTGCGGTCCATCGGCATGGAACGGCACGTAGGCCAGAGAGTTGTGGGGATCGGGCGGCCCGGCCAGCGACTCTGGATTGCTGGGTAACAGCGCTTGCTGTTCGGCGCTGGGCCTGGCAAAGGCCGGCAAAAGGTCGCGAAACCCCCAGCTCCTGTTGGCCAGGCCGTTCTCGGTTCTGTAAAGCGGTGCCATCAATTGTTTCCAGGTTGGGTAGCGCTTGAACTTGTCGGGCTCCAATCCTTGAATCCATTGCTCAGCGGCCCACATGAACTGGGTCTCGTTGATCTCGGGAAACTCAGTGGTGAAGCTGTGAAACTTGAGCCGGCAGATGTGCGGGCTCCAGCGATCGGCGTCCTTGATGCGCAGCTGCGCCGCGATCATTTCGGCGACCGCCAGAAACGTCTCCGGCGTCAGGCGGTTTGGCTTGGCCATTGCTCAAGGGCGGCGAGCATCGCCGGGTCTTTCGGCATGGGGCGGCCGGCAGCTGTGGGCGCAGGCTGGGGCCGGCTGCTGCGCGAGTCGAGGTAATCGAGCTTCAAGGCTTGCCAGCCGTGCTCAACACCGGCTTCGCAGAGCGCGATCTGCTGGTGCCGCGGCAGGTTGGCAACACGCTGAACGCTGGCCATCCAGGCGGCTTCGGTCCAGGTGGCGTTGCCCTTGTGCTTGCTCTTGCGGCTCTCGTTCCACCACTGCACTAGCAGCGGCTGGGCCTCAGCAGAAATGTTGACCAAGCAGTCCTCATCGAGGCTGGCCACGTGCTTGGCGACCATTTTCCTGACCTCAGGCACCACTGCCAGGGCAGGCCGGGGCTCCTCGGTTGGGGCATAGCCGCCCATCACCGGATCCCAGTTCTCAATGCGCTCGAGGGTGGCGAACTTGTGGCCACAGCTGCGGCAAGTGCGATACCGGCGGATCCCATCGGCCACGCGATCGGTGTCCGTGACGCGGCTGTGGTGGTGGTTGCAGTTGGGGCAATTCATCGCAGCACCCCCTCCAGCCGATCGGCCACCAGCAGGGCATAGCCAGCGATGTCACGCCAGCTGTCCACGTAGTCAGGGTCGCCGCAGACAATGCGCCCGATCTTGTGGCAGATCATGTCGAGAGCTTCGCTTTGATCGACGTTGAGACGTTCCTTCTTTGTCCTGATGTGATTGGCGATCACGCCCTTTAGGTTTTGCGTGACCCAGGCGTGGTCAATGAACTTGCCGTAACGGGCGCCGCGCTCCTCGAGCAGGCCAGTCATGTCCTGGCTCATGCGAGCACCTCCTGCGGGGCCCACTCGCCGCACCAATCAATCTCGTCAACGTCGGCCCAGTAGGCGTCGAAACTGCCGCCTGTGCCAAGCACCGGGGCTGGCGCATTGCGATGACACTCAAGAAGGTCAACACCTTCTGTAGTGATTTCTTTGTCAAACCGCATGACATAGAAGCAGTTGTTGCAGCTCTGCTCCGTTCGCGGCGGGTAGGGATGTTTCATTCCCAGATCACCTTGAGGTAAATGGATTGGTCTGTCTTGGAGGTCTTGGTCCAGCGCAACGCAAGGGTGGGCACCACGCCCACCCGGTCATCGCGCCAGATCAGGCCGTTGCCGGCATCGAGCACCGCGCCCGCCAGGTTGTCCAGGTCGCCACGGGCCGGGCCGCGAAAGGACAGGCACAGGCAGCGCACCTCGTCGAGGGGCTTGATGGTCCACCACTCGCCCAGCACGGCACGCACGTTGGCCTTCCAGTCCATGTAGGCCTTCGGCATGTAGGGCCGGCTGCCCCCGCGAGGTGAGCGTGGCCTGGCCTTGGACATCAAGGGAACGCGAAGCTCGAAGTCGGCGGTTTGCATCAGAAAGGCACTTCCTCAAACTCGTCGTTGGAATTGCGCCGATAGGCACGGGTCATTCCGTCGTCCTCGGTCTCGCGCTGAAGCTCTGCAGCACGCCGCTGGATCCGTTGGCTCGGGGTCATGGGCTGCTCTTTTTCCTTCACCGAACCGGTAAAGGCTTCGGCTGGGGTCTCGGCCACGTAGCCGTTTTCAACGCCAAACGCATCAGCGGGGTCCCGCTGCTGGTAGGGCACCAGGTCGAGCACCTGCAGCGCGTCAAAGCTGAGGCTCACGCCCTTCTTGCCGAACTTGTCCTCCCAGCCCCAGACCGAAAAGGCAACCTTCACCTTGCTGCCGTTGCCGATCAGCGTGCCGCCGGGCCACAGGTTCTTGTGGCTGTCGTAGACGGCGGGTGGCGGCAGGACGTTTCCCTTCTTGGTGGTCTCGTTGCGCTTGAAGCGGAACTCGGTCAGGCCTGTGACCTTGCCGTCCTTGTCGGTCTGATCGCGGAGCGGCCAGGCGTTCTTGCTGGGCTTGGCGCCGTCGCCATGGATGCGAGCAAACTCCTCCTCGATCTGTTGCATCAGCTCAAGGGTTTCCTTGGCGCTCTGCTCGCCGCACCAGCTGATTGACCAGCTGCGTGGCTTGTCCTCATCAAATCGGTCTTCTTCAGGTTCAAAGCATTTCGCCCAGTAGGCATCGCCCACTGGGGTGGTCAGCATTGTGCGCGCCATAAACGCTGCAGGGGTGCAGATGACTGCAGCACAATAGGGGTTTGCCCCCTCCTAGGCAACTCCTAGGGGAGTCCTAGGAAAAGCAATAGGGGTTCTGGCCGACCTGCCCGGGCTCGAGCGTGCCCGCTGCTGGCGGAGGTGGCAGGCCGTTAACGCTGCTGTGACTGGCAGTCTCAGCGGCAATCGCCTGCAGCCAGTCCGTCAAGTACAGAGTCCGCAGCTCTTGGTGCAGCGTTTGGTGCAGCCACCCAGCCCGAGCCGGCACGGCAGCAAAGCAATCGTGATTCGGCAGCACCTGCATCCCCACACCTTCAGTCCTGCAGATGACGGCATGAGCCAGAGCCGCGTCAAACGAGTGCACAAAGTTGGCTGTGATGCCCCGGTTGGTGGCGCGGGCGCTCAGTTCGTTCCTGCGCAGTTCGCTGTCAGGCGTTCGCCAGCCCCGGCTGCCGTGCAGCAGGGTGTGCGCAGGGGCGTTCACCTGCTGCTTGGCGGCCAGCACCACCGGGAACCCTGATGGCGAGGTCCACCTGATCGGCTCCTGCCGCTTGATCAGGGTGCCGCTGATCGTTTCAAGCCAGCGCTTGAGCTGCAGCAGCGGCGCCAGGCGCGGCTTGAGCAGCTCCTGCAACCGTGTTGTCAGGTAGCGAGCCGGGAGCACGATCACCCGCTCGTAGTCGCCGGCGTGCTTCAGCTCAACACGCTCAACCAGGAAATCAGCCAGCCCGTCAAACAGCGAGCGGTACTGGGCCCCATAGATCGAGCTCATCACCGGTCCTTTGACCAGGCTGCGGTCAATGCCCAGCTCAAGCCACTGGGCTGCATGACGCTGCTCGCTGATGGTGCCGGCTTCTAGGTCAAGGCGCAGCACCTTCAACAGGTCTGCAGCCACGGCCAGGTAGATGTCGTGGCGTGTGGTGCCGATCACGTTGGCGTCGCGTGCTAGCTGCCGGTCGCGCACCAGGGCCGCGGCGATGCCCAACCCGCTGGTGGTCTGATCAAAACGGATCGGCACCGTGATGGGCGTGTTCGGGTCTTGCAGCCACTGCGCCCAGGCCCGGGCCATCTGCAGCAGCTGCCACGGGTCGCTGGCCACGCGCCACAACTCGGTTCGATCAAGCGGGGCCTCGGCAATGGCCACCAACCGGTCGCTGTTGTCTCTGCCCCACTGCAGCCGGTCCTTCCAGCTGGCTCGGCCCAGCCCCCAGTGTCCGGCCGCGGCCTTGAGGATCCACTCGGCGCCCTCAACGTCGCAGGGGTAGCCCTGCAGAAAGCTGATCGCCGCTTTCTCGTGGTCGGGGCCCTGGTGGGTGACATACCTGTTGCTGCTGTAGATCCGCCCTCGGAAGTCAAGGTCGTAGCGAAACCAGATCGGCTTGCCGGCCACCGCCAGGCACTGATCCAGAGCTGCCTGGATACGCAACCGGGCGCTCTTGTTCTTGCGCTCCTCGGCCCAGGCCTCGACTGCTGCTCGTTTCCACTGCCGCCAGGCTTGACGGTCCTCGTCGCTTTCAGGCCGCGGCGGCGCCTGCTGGGGGTCCCTGGAAACCGTGTACAAACCGTGCAGATTGCTGGCCCAGGCTTCGGCCTGCACCCGTGCCATCCATGGGTCAACGGTGAGGGCCTGCTGCTGCAAATGGTTCACCACCTGCAGGGCCTGGCCCAGGTCAGCGCGCTCGAGGTAATCGAGGCTGAGCCCATCGCGGCGGCTGACCAGCCCCTCGTGGCTGCACCAAGTTGGCGGTGGCTCCAGCTCAGGCGTCTGCGCCGGTGAGCTCTGGTGGGCCGGGGTGCTGCGGATCAGCTCAAGGCTGGCCTCGGTGGCCTCCACCATCAGCGTCCAGCGGCCGCGGATTGCCTGGCGCACCAGCCGCACGATGCCGGTGGTGCTGGCCACCAGCTCGAGCAGCAGGCCACCCACCTCAAACCGATCGGTTGTGGTCCAGGCCCCGTGGTGCAACTGCAGGGCCCGCAGGGTGCGCTGGTCCACGACGGCGCGATTGCCCTCGTGGCGCTTCAGCAGCCGCAGCACGTCCTGATCGTGGGCAGCGATGCGGCCAGCCTTCACCTCGTCTTCGATGGCCCGGCCGATTGCACCAGCAAGCCGGCGATGCGTGTGCCGGCGCGACAGGGTATCGAGCACTTTGGCCAGGGCAACTGCTGCCACGGGCCTGACGCCACGGTTTGCAAAGTGCAGCAGCAAAGGCAGGGCGCAGTAATGGGGTCCGGCAATGCTGGGATCCAGCACAAAACGGGTCAGCAGCGCATCAAGCGCCTGGGCCAGGGGCTCACCGTGCTGCACAAACAAGGCCCGGCCGTACTCGGTCGCTGATTCGCGATTCATGGCTTGCAACCGCGCCCTGGAGGTCTGCAGAGGCGGATTCAAAAGGGGGGTGGACACAAACGGGAAGCTCCCAGGTCTGCAGACGGTGCTGCACTCTGCAGCAATTCCACCTCACCCCTGCAGAGCTGACAAAAGGCGTGCCGCAATCGGCTTTCTTGGCATTACTGCAGGCCTGCAGATGTCGCCAGCTGACTGTAAATCCGCTGGCTCTGCCTACGTTGGTTCAAATCCAACCCGGCCCACCTTCCACACGCCCTTGTAGCTCAGCGGTAGAGCACTCCCTTGGTAAGGGAGAGGTCACGAGTTCAAGTCTCGTCAAGGGCTTTGAGAATAGGGTCCAAAAATATAGTTGATATAACTTACTGGGGTCTGCAGAAGTCTGCAGACTGCCGCAGTCGGTCGGCAGAGAAACGGAACGGGTGGACGCGGTCCGCTTGGAATCCACCAGCGCATAAACCAAGGCCCGGCGCTGCTTTTCAGCGACGCCGGGCCCGTGATTTGTAGCCAGACGGCCAAGTCCTCAGCCTTCGAGGGCAGCGACGCAATCGGCCAGGGCGTCGGTGTGGTGATGCAGATACCGCTGCACGGATTGCAGCGACTCCCAGCCGCCGAACGCCATCAGCTTGTGTGTGGCGATCCCCTTGTCGGCCAGCCGGCTGGCGCAAGTGTGACGAGTTGTGTGGATGCGCAACTCGCGATCTTCCGCCAGGCCGAGGGATTCCTTGGCCCGGTTGAACAGGTACTCAAAGCGGTTGTAGCTGTAGGGCCAGACCCGGTGCTTGCCCACGGCGGGCATGTGGTGGGCAATGGCATCGACGGCCCGGCGGGTCAAGGGCACCGACCTGGGCTTGCCGTTTTTGGTGGCCCAGAACGTCACCTTGCCCTTTTCTAGGTTCACGTCCTCGCCCTTGAGCCGCTCCACCTCGCCCCAGCGGCAGGCGGTTTCGAGCATGAAAACCAGCTGATCGGCCGCGACGGGCTCACCAGCGGCCTGGAAGCAGCGGCAGAAGGCTGTCACCTCCTCAGGGCTGAACACCCGGTCTCTGGTGTTCTCCACGCGCATCTGGCGGGGCATCTTGGGGATCTCAGGGATGTGCCCGTGCAGGTGCGCATCGCTGAGCATGGCCCTGATGGCCGCCACCTTCTTGTTGACCGTGCTGGGCCGGTTGCCCTTGGCGGTGAGCTCTTGGCGCCAGCGATCCACCAGGGTGGCCGTGACCTCGCAGCAGGGAAACTCATCGCCGAAGTAGGCCACGGCTTGCCTGGAGTACATGGCCGCGGTGCGCTCGTAGGCCAGGCCGGTCCAGCGCACCCGCAAGCTCAGCTCCCGGGCTTCCTTGAGGGTGAATGGCGACCGCTGCACCTGCCGGGCGTCGCGCTGGAGCAGCAGCTCGAGGAACTCGCGCTTGCGGGCCAGGGCCTCGGCGCGGGTTTTGCATTTGCCGGTTTTGCGGGTGCCGGCAACCGTGACATCAGCGATCCAGCTGCCATCGGCAGCCTTGCGAACAGATCCAGACATGGGTGATTGGTGGTTGGTTGGTGTGGAAAGCCATGGCGGGCTCAGTTGCCCAGCAGCTGCTTGAGCAGCTTTTTGCCCTTGGTTGACAGCCGCACCTGGTAGCGGCGCGGCTCGTCTGGGTCCTTGTAGGTCTCGAGCAGGTGATACCCCTTCTCGCCGTTGCGGTTGACCTCGCAGAGCGCCGTCACACTGCGAGACACCGAGCCGTTGGTGAGGTTCAGCTCTTTTTCGAGCTCTGCATAAGTGCAATGGCCGCGGCGTGCGACCTCCACAAACAGCTGAGCGTGATGAAGCTGAAAAACCGCCGGATCCAATGCAGCAAAAGCGTTGAGAGCTCTCGCCAGTTGATCCAGATCCATCTTTGCACTCCTAGGAAACTCCTAGGGGAACTCTGACACCCCTGCAGAACAAGGCGCGGGCGGTTTGCCACCTGCTCAAGCCAGATGGAGTAATGGCGCCAGCACTTAGGGAACGGCAGTTCAATCGAGATCAGCAGCGCTACCCGCATTGGACACCTCCTGTTTTAGGTCAAATGTACTAGAAACCAGTTGCTTGCCGTCAGGCGTCAGCACCAGCTGCTCCCCGCGGCGGTGCGGGTGCCGGCGTGTCTCCACCAGCCGGTATGCCGAATCGACATAGTTGCCGCACTGCTTGTAGCCCTTGCCGCAGAGCGTGTGGCAGATCCGCCGCACCTCTCGCTCTGAGAGGCCGCTGACCTTGGCCAGGTCTTGCCGGTGGTCAACTCCTGCAGCGATCCACAGCAGCACCTCAGGCACGGCCGGGTGCATTGCCTTGGTGCGTGCGGTCTTGCCGGCATGGCGCAGCCCGGCCAGCAGCCCGGCCACCTTCTCAGGGGTGCTCATCGCCGCCTCCTGATCTTGCGGCTGTTGAGCTTGGCCCGGTTGGCCGGGGTGTCTGGCAGGCCATGGGCAATCAGTTCGGCGCGCACCAGCGTGTCAACTGCATCCCAGTTGTGATCCCAGGCCACCTGCTCGTTGGCATTGATGGCGTCGCGCTTGTGTTGCGGCAGTCGATACCACCGCCAGATCTTGCGCAGCACCAGCAGCGGCGCCAGCACGGTCAGCCAGTACATCAGCACAAGCGGGCCCGTCACCAGCGACAAGCAGCCGCACAGGATGATCTTGTCGTCGTCCTTCATGCGGCCTCCCGCACCTGGGCGTTGCGGACCTTGTCGAGGGCGTTGTGAGCCACCTGCAGGGCCTCACGGGTGCTGGCCCAGCTGTCGTCGCCGGGTGGGCAGTGCTGCACCTGCACCTCAAACAGCTCGCTTAGGAGCTCAGCGCGTGGGCGCAGCAGCTGCACCAACAGGTCGGCCTCGGCCTTGGTCAGCGTCAGGTCAAACATGGGTCCCCTTTGCGGCGGTGCGTGTGCGCCGGGTGCGGCGCTGTGTCTTTCCTTTGGCTACCGGCCTGGGTGCCGGTGTGCAATCTGCTGCCAGTGCATCGGTGCAGGCGGCTGCACCAGTAGGCGCGGCAGCGGCTGCACCAGCAGGCCGCCACCCGGCCAGGGTCAGCACCAGGGCGAGGCTGTGCACCAGCACGGGCCGCAGGGCCTCAAAGATCAGCAGCAGCAGCACTACGGCCAGCTCGAGCGGGTGCGGTGGTGATTCGGTTGGGTGGTTCATGGGTTGGTTTGGTTGGTGGTTGGT